TGGTGCATTCCCTTGTCGTTGGTCACGAGACAACAAAACCTATAAATCGGGAATGTTCATGCAATTTATAATGCGTAACCCTTGGAGTGGATATACTCTATATATGTATCCTCTCTATAGCATTAAGTCACGCATAGCCTTCACTTTTAACGAGGGCTATTTCCGCCTACAGTTCAATATTGCAGGATTCAGCACATATCACCTGGTCAGCAGCTCTAACTATACATTGTATTATAGGGATAAATTCGCAGGCAATTTCCGACTGCTGACATATATCCGTCTGGGCAATTACTATTGGGACGGTTCATCATGGACAACAACAAGAACCTATTGCATCTTGACAATAACTGACGGACAGCCGCCGCAGAACTGGTCAACCGATATGGGAGTGGAAGAGCAGAGTGGTTACTACATACCTATCACCAGCGAGATGACAGGCGAGATGCAATTTGAAATCCTGAACATGGCAGTACGTGAGCAGTCAGAGAGTTACAACTACTACAGGCGTAACATCATATTGAGCGACTTTGTGTTTGAGAAGGCTCAGAACAACAACCCACTCGTGGCTGGCAGAACGTCAAACATCTACCGTCTTGCCATAGACCAGAAATGCAACGAGGACAAAGACCTCACACTGAGCTTTGGCACCATGAACAGCAACAGCAACAACCCCGTGTTCTTGCTCGATGCACAGGGCAACTATATAGAGACAGCCGACTATCAGGGAGTGCAACAGCGACCAGAGATGAACCTTGTGGGCAGAATACGCTCATACTTCTTGCGCCACCGTCATTCGCTCGAAGCAATAGTACATCATACATTCCCACTGCCTGAGCACAGAGTGACGCACAATGGCAAGACATACTCCGCCATCTGTGCAGAACGCAACTGGCGCGATGACCAGTCGAGAGTGGTGTGGATAGATGTCACTGATAGTGGGGTGAGCAGTCAGCAGCAGCAGTCGCTCGACGTAGAATTTGAGGAAGAACCACAAGAGGTCAGCGGCATAGAAGAATCAACTGAACCCATAATCAACGAACAACCGTAAGGAGACAACAATATGCTACAAGGACGTAACTTAATAATAGCCGTCAACGGCTCTACCATAGCAGCAGCCAAGAGCTGCTCAGTGGATGTGCAGGCAGACACCATCAAGGTGAGCTCACCCACCGACGGAGAGTGGGAGCACATCATCGCAGGCAGAAAGAGCTGGCAGGTGCAGACCAGCCACCTGATGCCGAATGTTATGCAGCGATACCCCGTGATAGAGGCAAGCACACTGGCGTGGAATGAAGGCGGCACCATAAGGTCACAAGTGACGGCAGCAGGCAAACAGTTTGCAGTGACCGCCACGAAGGGCATCACAGCCATGTGCTTGCGCATAGTCAATGGTCAATGGAGCAGTGTGTGGTCTGGCACCTACGACACCGAAAATGCTGACGAGCTCGCCGCCCTCATTCACGACATCGACTACTATGGCGAGGTCAACGACATAAGGGTGCTGACAGGTGTGGATTTCTTCACCATCAACAGTGAGTTACGCACCAAGATAGCCAGCGCACTGAATATCCCAATACAGAATATTCCTGAAGTGGAGAATAGCCACGGCACCTTCACCGCCATAGGCAGAATGAGAGAAGGGACGCAGGGTATATGCTGTTACGCTCAGGGACAGACGGGTGCAGCACACTGCAAGGCATACTATGTGGATGATACCATACTTAGCATAGGAAACCTACTCAAAACATATATAGGTAAGGTAGGCACCGAGGTGACGCTCCGCATGCAGGTGGATGGATTCGGTGCAGACTATGTTACGGGACAAGCCATCGTGACGGCATTTAAGAGTCAGGGCTCGATAGGCAACCTGCTCACGGGAGCCTTCACGTTCAAAGGTAACGGTCCGCTACAGTAAGAGTTCAAAAGGTTCAAGAGTTCAAGGTTAAAGCGCGTACGCAGCAAAGGTAAACCCCCACAGGCATTGTGGGGGTTTTTTGTAATCCCTAAACAGTGAACAATATGAAATACCTCACTTTTGACGACATCAAGGCACAGCTGAGACTCGACGATGAGCAGGCAGAACTGGAGCACACAATCATCGAGCGTCATGCCAGTGCAGCCGAGGACGCAATACTCAACGTCTGCAACCGCAGTCTCACAGAACTCTATGCCCTCTACGGCGAAGTGCCATCAGGACTTGTAGTGGCAGCACTGATGCTGACCGATGACCTCTACAATCATCGCGGCACTGTGTCACCCGCTGCTGTCTATCACCTACCAGCGTTTGACCTGAACGTGAAACCATACATGAAGCTAACAACAAACAACGACGAATATGGCAGACATTGCAATCTTTAGAATAAATTACAAGAGCGATTTCATAATCACTCTTCAGAGCGATGCAGGCTGGGCAACACCCTTCTGCATCAAGTTCTGGACGGACTCACCATCACACAACTACTTCGTAGGTTGGGACGGAAAGGAATTCATCAACTGTAAGGTTGACGAGACAAACGCAAGCAGACTGATAGTATTGTTCGACGACCATAATCTGCCAGTCGGTCAACTGAAAATGCAGATGGCATGGCACACTACCATTGCCGACTTCCCACACGCCAGGTTCGACGAGGTAATGAATCAGATGGACGTAGTGACAACGGTAGAAGGCGAGGAGAAGCAGGTAATGCTTGACCTTAACGGCGAAACGGCACCAGAGATAGCATTCTCACTCCCTGCATACGCGGCGGAGGCGGCAAGACAAAAGGCCGAGGAGGAGCGCATAGCACATGAAGAACTGCGCATAGAGAATGAGCAGAGACGTATAGAGGCGGAGGCGATGCGCGAGACACGCTTTGCTTCTATAGAACAAGAGGTTGAGACCGCTATAACAGATGCCAATACTGCCGCACGTAACGCTAAGGCTGACTACATAGGCGAAGATAGCTACGTGTATCACTGGAGTATTGCTGAACAGAGGTATATCAAGACTGACATCTATGTGCGTGGTAAAGATGGCAAGAGTGCCTACGAGCAGGCTCAGGAGGGTGGCTACGAGGGCACAGAGGAGGACTTCATGGAAATGCTCGCCAAGTGTGCAGAGTATGGTGGAATACTGATAGGTGCCGATAGTATCAAGACTTTCGAGGAACTGAACGTGCAGAATATACCTGTAGGGACATTCTGTATGTATCAGGGAAAGTTATATCGCTTTACCGTAGAGCATGAAGCAAACACGGAATGGAGCCCCGTACAAGTGTATGAGACTAACCTCTTCAAGGAAATAGACAACATGATTAAGAGCGACTATGAAGAGGTTGTTATCACCCTCCAGACGGAAGACGGAGTACCACTTGCTGGTGTAGAGGTCGTTGTCAAGGTAGAAGGTGAAGATAGTGGTAGGAATTTTGTTACGGACAATGAAGGAAAATGCTCTACCCAGGTAGGCAAGGGGTTGGAGTACACCGTAGAATGTGCAAATGTTCCTAATTACTACCCCGTCGATACTGTTGTGCGCAGAGCGAGTCTCCCTGTGAGATACATCAATTTCACGTATGTCGAAGACGACACCCTGACGCGTGAGACTGTAAAGATAACCCTCTCGTATGCAGACAGCACGCTGCCTAAAGCCGTATGGGTGAGGGCATACTATGACGGAGAGAATCATCAGCTTGCGGTTGTAGATAATGTGGCAGAGACCAGTATCAAAATAGGAACGCAGTACACGCTCTCCTTCGAGGACATAGATGGATATAAAACGCCAGCTCCGTTGACATATACGGCTTCATTGCACGGAACAAGGAACATCAGCATAAGGTACAACGCTCCTGTTGCGGGAATTAACTGGCTAATGAAGGATGGCTCGGAGAGAGAAATCAACGATGTTACCAATCAAGAGCGATTAGACGGAAAGATATGGGGATTGATAGTGCAGACCTCAGAACTGCAGGCAATGGGAACAGCGTATGTCATACCAATAGAATATCTTCTTAACCAGGAAAATGGAACGGGCCAATGGCTGTCGGCTAACGTGGCTATTCCGTCTATGGATTATTACAATTCAGAAGCTGCTGCGTTAAGCGACTTTGATGGCGAGGCTAATTGCCGTAAGATTAGGGATTTTATCGTGGAGCAGGCGGAACTTGGACGAAACTACTCCTCCTCTATGGTAACGAATTGCTACAACAGAGTTGGCGGTGCTCCGTTATTCAAGCCTACTGAGTCATATATAGCTGGACAATATGTAATATACCAAAGCAATCTTCATCAATTTCTTGTTGACCACCCTGCTGGTGCATGGGTAGAAGGTGAAACATTGTCACAGAAGGGCTTTCTCATGCCCAATGGATATGTTCAGAGGGGATTCCAGGGAGGTTATGCGCAAGCTAAGGCCTATATTAACAACCATTCGCAGATTGACGGATTCACGTATAATGTGTTCGGCATCCATTCTTTCAATTTTTCGAATAAAAACGTGTGGACCTCGACGCAGGCCGGCGCTCAGGGCGGTGTGTTACTGGGCAATGGCAGGTTCAACAACCGCAACAAGAACGTCGACTTCGCGCTGCTGCCTGTCTTCG